AACGTTGTTATCCGCGTGATGCAAGAAGTTGATGTTGCTCTTCGTAACGCCGCTTCATTCGCTATCACCGATGAAGTATCGGTTGCCTAATTAACTGGTGGGCGGCTTCGGTCGCCCACCATTCCCACAGGGGGCTATGATGAAAATTAAGATTTTGGAAAAATGTTATACTGGGGATCGCGGCAATATGTTTGCTGGCGAAGAACACGATTTGCACGAAAACATTGCAAACAAGCTAATTACTCGCGGTCTTGCGGAAGCGGTTACAGAAAAGAAATATGGTCGGCCTAAGAAGAAGCTGGAAGACCGTTCTTTTGATGTTGCTGATATTGAAACGCCAGAGGACGAATAATGGCTGTTGAAAGCGCAACAGACCGTGCCATCTTCGTCAATGTCGATGACTTCGGTGTTGCGGCGACTTATACACCATCTGGCGGTGCTTCTAGCACTGTCAATGGCATTTTCGATAATGACTTTATCGAGGTTGATGCTGGTGGTGGTGTCGGTGTTGCGCTTCAGCAACCGCGCTTTCATTGCCGCACGGCGGATGTTTCTAGCGCGTCTGAAGGCGATGCGTTAGTTGTTAGCGGTGTTAATTACACGATCCGCATCGTACAAGACGATGGCACTGGGATGACGATGCTGGTACTGGAAAAGAACTAATGGCACACGTTCGCAAGCAAATCAGGGATGCGATAGTTACGGCGGTCACTGGGTTATCGACCACCGGTTCTAATGTGTTTCGCAATCGCGTCTATCCGATTGAACAGGCGAACTTGCCCGGCTTATGTATTTTTACTAGAAATGAAGCCGTTGTTTTTGATACAATAACACTGGCGAGATCAATCGCTAGGAACTTGGAAATTATGATTGAAGCGTATGTTGTCGGGACTGCGAATTACGACAACACGCTTGACCAGATTGCCGTTGAAGTTGAAGAGGCTTTAGCGGCAGACGTAACTTTAAGTGGTCTTGCGAAGGACGTTATGGTTACGGCTTTTGAGGCGGATTTTAGCGGTGATGGTGAACAGCCTGTCGCTATTGGTCGCTTCACGGTGATGGTTGAATACCGAACCAAAGAAAATGACGTTGAAACTGCCAGCTAACAGGAGTTGAAAAATGGCAACATTCAAAGGAAACGATGGAGTCGTTAAGATCGGCTCTGATGCAATGGCTGAAGTTATCAGCTTCACCGTTGACCAAACTGCGGAAGTGGTAGAGGATACGAGTATGGGTGACCAAGCGAAATCCTACAAACCTTCTTTCACCGATGCAACTGCAACGATTGAAACCTATTTCGATGATACCGATACCGCGCAGACGAACTGCACCGCAGGATCGTCCGTAACGGTTAATCTTCAGATGGAAGGTGATACCACCGGCGACCATCGTTTGACTGGCTCTGGCATCGTTACAGGCCGTTCTATCGGTGTTTCTCACGATGGCATCGTGACTGCAACTTATAGCGTGCAGATTAGCGGTGGCCTGACTGAAGACACAGTATCATAAGGAGATTTCTAAATGTCACTGGGGAAAGAAATCTTAGATCGCGTCAACAATAGACGGCAACGGAATGTTATCGAAGTTCCGGAATGGGGTGAAGATGATGCTCCGTTGCTAGTCTATGTTTCGCCATTAACGATTGGCGATATCGACAAGTTACAGCGCAAGCACAAGAACTTTCTTGTCGATATGCAAGTTTCTGGTATGGTTGATATGATCATTATGAAGGCCGAAAACAAAGATGGCGATAAGTTGTTCACGCTCGAAGATAAAGTGTATCTTATGAAGATGGACTTGACCGCCATAGCCAATATCGCTGGTAAGATGATGAACAGCATCGATGGGATAGAGGCGCACGAAAAAAACTAACTAGCGATCACTTGCGATTTAATGTTCTTCAGCTATGTGATCGCTTACACAAGACACAACCGGAAATAGAAGAATTGACGGTTGATGAATTGAACGAGTGGTTCGCTTATTTTAGGATAAAAGACGATGGCAGATCAAAACCTCAAAATCAGAATCCAAGCCATCGACACCACACAAAGAATATTCAAGGCGGTCGCTAGCCGCCTTAATTCACTTCGTAAGACTGTCTTTAGCTTCCGCACCGCGCTGGTATCTCTAGCCGGTGCTGGTGGCTTTGGCTTCCTAATTAAATCATCAATGGACAGCATCGATAAGATCAGCAAGCTATCACGCACGCTAGGTATTAGCGTTGCAGACTTGCGAAAGCTAGAATACGCGGCTGATCTATCTGGGCTATCTGTTGACACGGTTGCGCGTGCTGTTCGTAATTTGAACCGCGTGATGGTTGACTTCCAAGGCGGAACTGGCGATGCCAAGGACGCATTTGACGCGCTTGGGATTACTAGCGATGATCTAAACGCGGTTATGGGCGACCAGTTTAAAGTGCTGGAACTTCTAGCAGATCGCTTTGGCAATGTAGAGAATAGCGCAGTCAGGTCATCTATCGCACAAGACTTGTTCGGCGGTCGCGCGTCTGAAATGCTTCTGGTCTTAGAAGAAGGCGCGGAAGGTTTAGCGCAGATATCTGATGAAGCAGAACGCTTCGGCCTATTGCTGTCAGCAAGCGCGGCGAAGGGCGTTGAGGACGCTAACGATAGCTTCACGCGCTTGTTCGCCTTGTTCAAGGGTTTGCGCGATACGGTTGTTTCGTTTCTTGCCCCAGCTATTCAAATGGCGGTTGAGTCAGCGCAAAAATATATTGAACAATTAATTAAATCCTATGACGGTGCTGGTGGTATTAAAGCATTTGCAAGGGATATTAGCCTTTCGCTTGTGAGTGCAATTCAAACTTTTGCCGAAACGATGGCTTTCATTATTAATCTATTAGTTGGCGCGATTAACGGATTAATCAACGTAATTAATTTTGTAACGGAAGCATTATTAAGAACGACTATGAGTACCGAAAGATACGCTAAAGTCACTAAAGATGCTTTGTATTATGTTGAGTCTTTGCGCGATACATTTGGCGATATTAACCCACGCGTTCAGGGTCTGATAAAAAGATTTGAAGAGCTTGCCAAGGCAGAGCAACTAGATGTTGAAGCAATGAGGGAGTTGGGGAAAGAAGCGCAATATCTATATGATAATTTTAACAATCTTGGGCTTAGTGGATTTGAAACTGCAAATGCTCTTTCCACTATTAGTATTCAAGCGGAAAACTTAACAAATGGGTTTGAGTTACTTGGCACATCAATTAATAATATTGGCTATCTTCCAGATGATTTTGAAATTCAATTCACTCACGTTAGAGATGCTATTAACGGCGCATATGAAGCCGGTCAAGACTTAAACGATGTAATGAATACTGGCACAGACAACAGTTACGAGTTCGGAACTGGTCTAAAAGAACTTGCGAAGAACGCGCGTAATTTCGGTAAGAATATGGAAGATGTTGTTATTCGCGGCATCCAATCGTTTGAAGATGCGCTTCTAAGCGCAGTAACCGGCACGATGAAGTTAAAAGACGCGTTTAAGCAAATGGCGGCATCGATTATCAGCGATATTATTCGGATGACGATACGGATGCAGATTAGCGCGCCGATAGCGGAGTTTCTTGCTGGTGCGATGCCATTTGGATCAACCGGCGGCACAAGCAAAACTGGCGCAAAAGCAATGGGTGGTTCTGTTGCGGCTGGGAAGCCATATATGGTTGGCGAAAAGGGTGCGGAGCTATTTATTCCCGGCGGTTCGGGAACGATTATCCCAAGCAACCAGCTAGGCGGTGGTGGCGCAGTTGTGCATCAAACCATTAACATTTCAACTGGCGTATCGCAGACCGTTCGCGCTGAAATAATGAACCTGATGCCGCAGATCGCAGAAGGCACTAAAGCGGCTGTACTTGACGCTAGGCGGCGTGGTGGTACATTTGCATCAGCATTTTCTTGAGGTGACAGATGACCATATCATATCCGCTAACACTTCCAACCGCTTCGGGCATCGCTAGGGTAAATCTTCGCGCTGTTAATGCGGTTGCGAT